GCCGTAATGCCCGGCACAAAATGCCAGCCGCCGCGCTTTGCTTTAATCTTAATTTTCATAGCAGTTTCCTCAAGTGGTTTTGCGGGCGTGGCCGCAGTGGATGTAAAAAGGGTTGACGCATAAACGTCGGGAATTTTTAACGACGCAAAAAATGTTGCGCTTGCTGTTAGCTTCACGGGATCGGTCAACTGATCAGCCAGCCCAAAATCGACCGCCTCTTGTCCGCGAAAATAGTGATCTTTCCCATCTGCCAATAAGGCTTGAATTTCTTTCATAGGCTTTCCGGTTCGATCTGCATATATTTGCAATAGCGAGCCTTCAAAAACGTCTAGATTGTCCGCATAGTCGCGTAGCTGATTGGCATTGCCGCCGACCATGGCGCTCGGTTTGTGTAACATAAAAAGCGCATTGCTCGGGATATTAATTTGATTACCCGCCATTGCAATCACGCTCGCCATGCTGGCCGCAATACCGTCAATAAATACGATGATATTTTTTGCCGATTGTTTTAGATAATTAAACATCGCCAACCCTTCGGTGACACTGCCACCGGGGGATTGAATGCGCACAATCAATTCATTCCCAGGTAGCGCATTCAATTGCTCAACAATCGATTTAGCATCTAAGCCTTCCCACCAGTCACCTATCTCGCCGTACAGCAGTAATTCACCCTTGGCACTAATGCTATTCTTTGCATCGATACTGCCTGCTGGAAGCGCAGTGCAAACCGGATCAAATGTCGCTTTATTGAATGGTTTCATCGTCGGGAACCCCTTGATCTTTAGTGGTTAGGTCAACGCCCTCACCGGCGTTCACCGCTGTTTGCATTTGGCCGCTGCTAGTGGTGCGGCGCGGGTCTATGTCGAGCACTAAACCCAACTTATCCAGCTCATCACTAAACTCTTTCCATTCAGTGAGCAATTGTTTCCAATCGATCCCGCGCTCGCGACAGGCCGAGGGAAATGAATTTAAACCGGCGCGCACCTCCTTGATAATCGCCGGAATTTCTGCCGCAGGATCTAAAATTTCTTTGCGTGGCGGCGTCCAATCAAAACTTACACCTGACAAATCAAATCCACGCAGCGCCGCCGCTTCTAAAAACCATCGCTCAATGGTTTTACAAAATTGCGGTATTAACATGTTGTGCCGCCAGCGGTGAATATTGCTGAACATTTGTAGGCGACCCATTTTTCCGCTTGCGAAATTCACTTGACTGTAGTCACCCGTCAACGACTCGTAGGTAATGCCCCACGCACTGGCAATAGTGCGCTGTTCGGGCAAAATAAAACTTGCGTGGTCACCGCTGGCGGGTGGCGTGTTAAAGGTAATGCGCTCATCGCCTTGTAAGCGCGCCAACATGCCGGGCTCTAATCGATCCGGGAGCGTATCACCCTCGAATTTATTTTCCGCTTCCACATCTTGGTAAATAAAGCCACCCAAACAGCTCGCCATTTTTTGTAATTCAAGGCGTGCATCTTGGTAGTCATCTAATTGTTTTAAGCGCGTGAATGCAGCAACGCCTCGCGGCACCCCGCGCACTTGACCGGGGCGAATTACTTCATAGATATGCGCCACTTGATCTGCAGACACAAAATGCGACAGCGTACGCACAGCGGTTGACTCTCCCGGATGCGCTTTATGCAACCAATAACCTTCACGCTTACCATCGTTGATCTGCACACCTTGAATGGCGATTTTATTCCCCTCTATCTCAGCATCTTTTTGATGATCAAGATAATCCCCCTCAAGCAATTGCAACTTCAACGGCACCCGTAACGCCGGATCATTTACCATCCGCCGCACCACCAAGGCTTCACCGCTCAAACTTTCGGTTTGCATAGCGAGGGCCTGTAAACCAAATAGATTTAAACGACCGTCAAGGTCACACGACACGGAGTTGGCCCACTCAGTCATAAGTTCATCTGCAAGCTTTTTCTTTTTTTTGTTGATGCAAATCGCAACGGGCTTAATACCTCCGCCCACCGTGGATGACACAACGACTTGCAAGGCAGATTGCGCGTAAGGGTTATTGCGCTGTAATTCTCGCGCGACATTGCGCATGGCCACCATGGAGCGGCGCATCTCGACATTTTGATTAGAGCCAGCCGCCGAAAACCAGCGGCGCCCTTTACCGCCAGCATCGTAACTATTTTTGACGTCGCGATTTTTACCGCCTACCAAACGCAACCGCTGCCGTGCAATTTCTCGCTCAAGCGCCGCCTGCGGGTTAACAAATCTAATCAGCGATTCGATTGGATTTATCATTGCTGATATCCTCGGCCATATTGTGCATAGAGATAAGGCGAACGCTTTGAGCCATTTAACTCTGCGCGCGCCTCTCGCAAAATAGTCTGCATTTCAGAGAGATCACGAAACTCTGTTTCACGGTCTTTAAACTTCACTTTTTTTACACCGGACTTGTATGCCTGCTCAATTGTCTCAAGCTCTTGTTGTGTCCACGCCATAGTTATCTCCTCGCGGGTCGTCGTTGTGTATTGCGATTGACAGCTAAAGGCACGTCGGGCGCAGCTGAAAACAAATCGGCTTGCGACATCTCCGCTTCAATTTTTTGCCAATCTTCGGGTTTCAATAAATGCATGCGTTTTGCCCGTGCCGCGTGTAGGGCATAAACTTCACAATCCCAAGCTTCACAGCGGCGGCCCGCGCGCAGTTGCCAGGTTTTTTTACCGAGCTTGCTCGGCACTTTTGCCTCGGACGTCATGTGATCAAAATAATCGCGGCGCACATCGGCGTAATAATGAAATCGGCCAGAGCCATTGCCCTGCAAACGCATGTGGCTGGCCAACCAATCTTTGGCTTTGTTCGTGCCCACCATAAATACTTTCACGCCGTGGCGATCTGCTTTGGTGGTTTTATTCGGGTTACGATGATCCACCGATTTTATTTTAGGCGTGGCGAAAATTTCAGGGTCGCCGTTGCTTGCGCCTTTGATTGCCATGACTAAACGGTTTGGATATTTTTTGCTGCGCGTTCTCACCCAGTGATAGACCGCATCACTGGTGGTGCCATCGGATGAATCTATACTCACAGCGGATACGTACACCTTTGCACCGCTTTCATGTGCAATGGGATCAAAGATTGCTTTATCTAAGGCATCCCACACAGGATCATTTTTTTCAACGCAACCGGCTGAGGCATAAATTGCGCCGTAATACAGAAGCCAACTTTCTTCATCACGGCCCCATGCGCGAATCGTCAATTCAACTCGATCATGTTGCACGTCCACACCACAGGTGAGCAGCAAACCTTTTGCAGGACATTGCAGTTCGCTGTGTTTCGATCCCTCATCGGCCTCAGCCCGCTCGCGCAAACCATCGGCATCATCCCGATCATCATCAAATTCGTAGGGCCGCCCCAATTTTGAATTGACGAATACAACACGGGCGTTTTCATCACCTTGTTCGGAGCGAAATTCCGCCTCTAAAAAACTTTTCACTAACTCCGCAATGCCCGCACCGGGTAAACAGGTGTAGAGTTCGCTTAATTCCATAAAGCCAGCTACACCGGCAAACTCAGCCGTTGCTACCCAACCCGCGTTTTTATCGCCACTTTCGATAGCATTGAAAACCGTTGCACGAATATTTTCTTTACGCTGGTAATCATCCCACGCACTGCCACAATGGGGGCAGGCATAGACGGCGGTATCGGGAAGCGCTTTGCCGTATTCGTTGTGCCATTCTTTGTCAGCGTTTTCCCACGTCACATTGTCAAAATTCAGCACATGGGATTCATTGCAGTCATGACACACAATGGGCAATACACGACGATCAGAGCGCAGCGTGTAACGTTCAACACGACTAAAGCCTTTCACCTTTGGCGTGCCGCCCAAAATACGTTTTGGGTTGCGTTGCCGCTTGGTTCGCTCCCACAACAACAGCACTGAATCGCCTTGGTCTTTAACGTTTTGATTGGCGTCGTCTGGCTCTTCTACAAACACGAATTTCGCCGGAGTAGATTTCACCGTACCAATCGCATTAGAACTAATTAACTTTATAAATCCGCCTGCAAAATTTTTACGCAAGGCGCGGTTGCCACTTTTGCGCGAAGTGGTTACATCAATTTTGTTGCGCAATTTGCTGGTGGCTTTAATGATCGGCACCAGCTTTTCATCACTAAACGCCACAGCGGCCGTTTCTGTCGAGAACATGCCGATTATTGCAGAGGGCGAACAATCAACACTCTTTAAGATGTACGCGATTAACGCTGTCGTCCACGCCACCTGTGCGGCTTTCATGCACACAATTTCGGGAATATCAGGGTCATCAAACGCGGCAAAAATGCCGTAGAGATAAGGCGCATAAAATAAATCATAGTCGCCGGGCGTATCACTATTTTCAGCCGGTAATTTTAAGTAGCGCTGGCTCCACTCGTGCGTCGGCAACATCGGTTGCGGCTTCATCGCCGTCATCGCTTTGCACAACACGTTTGACAAATTCGCTTGCGCTGCTTGCAACAGCCTCAAGAGCGGATCGTAAGTGCTTTCCAATGTCATCATCATCTAACTGCAACGAGTGCTTAGACTCTATGCCCTCTAATATTCTCTCTTGCGCAGCCATCACGTTAAACTGTACGGCACTGCACAACTCAACAACCAAGGGTTCCACATCGGCCACCCACACGACTTGTTTTAGCTTGGCTAAATACTCCAACTCTTTTAAATTCGCGGACATTTCAGTCTCGCGAATGCGCCCTTCAGATAAGCGATCATCTTGATCCCTACCTGCTGCCTCTAATCGCAGACGGTCAATGTAACCACTTAACCAATCTGCAAAGGTGCCGCCGTCAACCAGCACGCGCTTCACTTTTAATTTGCTAATGGTTTGTTGCGAAACACCCACCATCTGCCCAAACGTAGTTTGATTGGCAACATCATTGGGATTTGGCCAGACTATCGACATAAACACGCTCAACAAAAAAGAGATTAACCTCTAACACCACAACCCCCCTTAGGCCAATTCGTCTAGGGAAATTTCGCGGCTGTTCTCACCGTAGTAAAAGATTTTTCTAGGAAGAACCTAATGGGTGGGGGGGGGGAGGGCAAGGCAGAAACTAATAACACTCAACTCAACTTAAAGAGATTTCTTTGCGAAACCAAAATTTAATGCAAGCCAATCAACAACGACCCGCAACTTGCGCACGACACCATCATCCTTCGGTGTCGGGGTGAGAGCTGCGACACTTGATGCAGCAGTCACAACCAAACCCAACACCTGCACCCAATCAGGCACAACAGCTAACACACTGGATAATAGCCCAACAGTATCAACGCCTGTATCTGCCTGCGCAGGCTGCACCATACCCGCAATCCATAGCGGCAACATAAACATTAACGACAAACAAAACAGCACAGCCGATACCGGATTTTTATTAAAGAACTTCATACACACCTCATGGTATTTTTTTGATTAACGATTCAAGTTTTTTACTAAACATTGCATCAAGAAAGTAGACAGTTCGCCCACCCGCATGACCCGCAACCCCTGCCAACGCCATGCATATCAACAAATGAACGTTGAACGCCATAGCAACAAAACCTACTAACAATCCAGCAAAACTGCTAATGGCGAATTCACCAATTAACTCCACTACATTGAAGTGCTTTACCGCGCCCGATTTGAGGCGGCCCAAGTAATTAACCAGTCCACCCCATAAGGACACCAGCACCATCACAAGTACCGCAGACCAATTCAAATCACCACCACCCTGAGGCAAATTATTCCACGGCATCAGCATGGCCCTCCATAAATGCGCGCATTGTTGATGTACTCACTCACCGTACCCTTACCCACCTCAGTGTTATAAAAGCGCTTCCAGTAATGCGCGCGCTCACCCATCGTGGAAGGAATAGCAGAAGGCAACAACTTATAAAATAAACGGCAGAAAATAGCGGCAAGTAAAGGGCTATGATCAAGCGCATCATGATTAACAATTCTGATATCAACACCAAAATTATCAATGACCATATTGATATCTGCCACTCGCGCTCTGTTGCGAATGTCGTTGAACGCAATTAAATCCATCTGAAAAACGCCACGCCCCGCACCTCGCGGCGTCGGGTCGCGAAACTGCCCACAGTGAGTCTCTTGCGCCGCTGTTTCCATGAGCAAATCGACCGCACCACCAGACGCGCCATGCCCCAACACACCACACACAACAACAACAAATTCGCGCAATTGTTTTTCATTTGCCAAACCATAAAAAAATCGCGCCATCGCACCACCTCAAAAAAAATAGGTAAAAAAAAGCCCCGATATGAATATCAGGGCAAGAACTCAACACAATTAAAAAATAATACCCTGTGATAAAATACCAACGACAACCCTACCTTGTCGCTTGAATCACCATAAAGAACTCACTCTATCAAATTCGCAACCCGCATTTCACAAGGACAAATATGAATTACCTCTACAAAACACAGCATGGCGCTGTAAAGATTATCTATAAGCAACAAACCCACCGGTTTCACATTCTTTTCGAAGGAGAAGACCTTGGCAATTACCACTCCCCCATGGCCGCAGCGAGCGACGCTTCCGGCGGGCACACGTTCAGTCACTCTTCAGGGATAGACCTTGGCGCCCTAGGCATACCTGAAGATCTGCAGGCATGGGATCAACATAGGCAATAACGCTGCCAATAAGCTCTTGGGCCTGCTCCACTGAAATATTCAAGCGAATAATTTTTTCGGTTTCAGGCTCAACAAACCCCAACTGCATAATGCCATCTCGCGGAGCAAGCACATGACGCCATCTAACCACCGGAATTTCATTTACATTTTCTGTCATAACAGCCTCGACATTTTTTTTAAAAAATAGCACTA